TTAGATACAAAAGTAAAAAAAGAAAGAAAACATATCCTAAAGAAAGATCAAGACATGATTTTTCTCGTGATGCTAGATTTACAAGAGAAATTGTAGCTGAAGAATACCAAAACGGACTCGGACAAATAGAAACAATATGGGAAACAGATTACGATTTTCAAGGTAATGATGACATTTATGTTGCCACTTACTGTAAAGGTTGGAGAAAGTTTGTAAATGATTTAATAAAGGAGCAAAGCTAATGCAAATTATGGCAACAAAAACAAAACCTAGGTTTCCACAACTTACCAATTATTTACATCAAGGTATTTATTACTTAGTGATAGGAATGTTTTTTATGTTTTTTTTATACCAACTAGGAGCATAAAATGAACAGAGATAAATTAATTAAATTTTATAGAAACAAAATCTGCATTATTTATAAAGAAAATGGCGAGCAGAAAATAGTTTGGTTTAACAAACTGAGTGAAGCTCAAGACTTTCAAGAAAGTGGTGCCGTAATAGTATCATTTGTTAATTTGAAGCACGTTAATTCTGAAAAATTAGTTTTAGAATTCTTAGATAGTCTCATATTTGATGGCTACAATTTATAAAAAGGGAGAATATTATGTACGAACCAAACGAACCACACGACGAATGGGGTAGACCTATTCCAGAACCTAAACAAATTATATGCGAGACTTGTAGTTTTCCGCACAATATATATCACTTTGATTGGTATTCAATAATATGTCAGGGATGCGGAGAAGAAATAGTAAACAAGTTTGCTGATTTAAAAGAAAGTTATGAAATTAACGAAAATGAAAAAGATTTAATTACTATGGCATTACTAGATTTTCAAATAAAAGAAGAAGAAAAGTCAACTGTAAGAGAATTAATGAAAAAGTTATGGAAAAAGTAAGAGATATAATTTTTTTTAGTGTTGTAGGTTTGGCTTTCATAATTATCTTGGGATGGATAATGATAATGTTCTTACCTTATTACATAGGAAGAGAGGTATGGCAAAGGTTTGAGTTGTGGTACATAAATAGACTGCAAAAATAACTGTTCAAAATTTGATCAATATGATAGGGGGGGTATTTGATATGTTGAAACTTTTAGTAGAATCAATTCGTAATTATATACAGGGGAAAATTATGACTGAGTATGATTACAAAGTAGACTTAGCTAGAAATAGGTTGAAGAAAGAAGAGTTAGATCAAATGGTTGAATCTCTTTATATTGAATGTGGCAGCTTTAGAAGGGTTAAGTATAGAAGTGGCAGGATAGTCATTGAGTACGCTGATCCAAATAAAGATACAGAGACTGTTTGGGCATGAACAGTTGGTGGTACGCATGGGATGCAGAAGTATCTGACAAAGATTGTGAACAGATTAAATCTTTGTTCCATGCAGAAGCCACACAAATAGGTAAGGTTGGTGACGATTCTTTAAACAAAAAGATCAGGCAATCTACAGTGGTTGGATTTCCATACGGTTCTGACGACAACGAAAAGATAAATGAATTCATTGAGAAGTATATTGTTATGGCTAATAGTGAATGTTTTGGATTTGACTTAAATGGATTCCGAGAGTTCCAGATCGCAGAGTACAGACAAGGCGGTCATTATGACGAACACTTTGATATGCGAATGGACAACAGGGCATCAGTAAGAAAGCTAGGGATCACAGTACAGCTTTCTGATCCCAAAGAATACTCTGGTGGAGAGTTTATGTTCTCAGAGGATATAAGCACACCCAATCAAGAGATCATCAAGCAGAAGGGAACTGTGATAGTATTTCCTTCTTTTTTATATCATAAGGTCATGCCAGTTAGCAGGGGTATAAGATACTCTTTAGTGGGTTGGTATGAAGGTAGTAATTGGAGATAACAAATGTTAATGAAAAGTTTGTCTAATAAAGACGTAGCGTTAATCAAAAGAGCTTTGAAGTACTTGAAGAAGAATCAAGAACTTAAAGCCGACACAGAATATAGATTAGATTTTCTTTTAAAAGATATCACTGAGGATGAACAAGAAAAAATATTTTTAGCAGTATATGAGACAGTTTACAAAGATAAAACAAGAAAAGATTTATTAGATGGAAAGAAATCTTACTTTCTTAAAGATGATGAGTTAATACTTATCTGTAAATCTATAGATTTTGCTAACAAAGGCAGGATATTTGATGAAGCTCAAGAGTTTAATGCTGACGATCTAAAGTGTGATTTAGAGCAATATATCAAACACTAATTATTTTCTTCTTTTCTTTCAGAACTATATTGCAGGTTAAGTCCTGCTAACGTACTTAATCTTCTTCTTTCCGATTGACCTGCATCTGTAAGTCTATAGCTTTCGTTATCTGTCTTTTCAACAAAGCCATCTTTGATAACTTCTTGCAGATTTTCTTTACCGCAATCTTCATTGAAGATCACGCTCAGTATTGATCCTAGTCGCTTGCTTTGTTTCTTAGACAGTGCCATTAGACTGCGAACCAATCCCCTCCCATGAACATTATTGCTTCTGCTTCTCTTCTTCTTACCAATCCGTCAAATACTTTGCCACCTGCTTTGTTCCATCTTCTGATCTGTGCAGGCACATCATCGTACTTGCCTTCATTGAGAACTCTAAGCATGGTAGAAGATTGTAAGTTACCAGAACCTAAGTTGTAGACCCAAGACACTAAAGCATCAAACTGATTTTGCTCTAAAGGTACTGTTACAAGATCATTGATGTAGCCTTCATACTCTATCATCTCTTCTTGCAAAACATACTCTGCTTCTTCTTTAGTCATCTTGTCACCTTCTTTCACGTCTTTTGTGAATCCATACGCTATTGTCCAGACTCCTACGACATCTTGATAAGCGTAACAATTACCATCCTGATCTACAGGACAGCCTTCAAACTTCTTTATAAGTGATAATCCTTCTGCTGATATTTGCATTTTATTCTCCCCATGTACCATCTTCTCGGACTCTGGCTTTCTTTGTGCCACCCCAGTATTCAACTGCGTGTCCTTCGCTGATGAGTTTCTGGCAAACATCTTCGCCATCTTCTGTATAAGGGATGCCCAAAATCCTTCCATATTTGCCCTTTCCGAGTGATTTAACTTTAAACTTGCCTACGCATAACTCTATAAGTCTTTCTTTAGCAGCTAAACCTAAAGCCTTTTCTGCGAGGTTTCTTGTGCGACTTTCAGGTGTGTCTATGCCTGCTAGTCTAACTCTTTGCTTATGTAGCTTGACATCAAAGCCAAGATCAAGAGTTACGTCAACAGTATCGCCATCAACCACCCTTTCTAGGGTTGCGTTATAGACAAAGGCATCAGGCGATTCTGACATTACTTAGACTCTGTAGGTGCGCTTGGTGCTTTGTCTTTAGCCTTAAGAATGTTAAGAGCCAAAGCATCAATAAACTTATAAGCCTTACCTATCAAAGCATCGTCCTTCGGAGTTGGAGTAGATGCTGCGATTGCAGAAGCTGCTGTCACTATCCAAGTTATCCAGTTTATGATTTCCATAATTTCCATAGTTACCTCCCTTAGTGAAAATTATCCGCTTGATTCTAGCCTAATTTACTTCTTTTGCACATCTTCTTCTGCCTTATCAAGCTCTCTGTAATACTTGATTATTGACAGAATATCCCTTGTATATCTTGTAACTTCGCTCATAGTCATAGATAAGTTCTCATATTCTTGGCTAGACAAAGTGTAGAAAGCTCGCTCTGTAGAATTACCAGATTCAAGATTATCTAAGTATTCTTGCATGGTGGTTGGTGTCATAACCTGCCAATCCACTTCCGTAAGGCTCATGGGATAGGGCAGAGGTGGGTGATAGATAGGTGTTCGTTCTGCTATGGTCTTGACCTGTACTGGCTTGGCTGTCTGCAACATTGAGCAGTTAGCCAACAAAAGGCAGAAACTAATTATTGCTAGATTTTTCATTAAATTGTTCAGGGTCTGTTAGCTTTTCTAAAGTGGTGAGGACTCTTAGTGAGCCTTTGTTAATTCTGTTCTGTAGTCCAACTGGGTCTGCCAGTGCTTCTTGATCTAAGTCTAGGTTAGCAAAGGTCTTTCTAAGTCTGTTGACATCTTGCATAGCCTTTCTTCTTTCTGCTTCCAATAGATTTAGCTGTTCTTCTTGTGCTTTCTGTTGTTGAAGATAGCGTTCTATAGAAGCGTTTTGTTCTTCAATCTGTGTCTCTAATACTATCTGATTACCTTTGAGAGTGCTGATCTGATCTGCCTGATAGTCAATGTACCAAGCTGAACTGGCGATTGTTAATACTAATAAACCAC